GCTCTTCCCATTCGGTAACAATACAATATCTACCAAAACAAGGTTCATCAAATCCTAATTCTTTTAAAGCTAATGCTTCTTGGTATGGCATAAATTCTTTTTCCATTTTGTTTGTTGTTTAAAAGTTATATAATTTGTTTAATTTAAATTTCATCTATCATCTCAAGCGTTTTAACTCTCTCACTCAATTCTGCTATAATTACCTCCGCTTCGTGCCTCAAAGTTAATAACTCATTTCGTAAAAGCAAATTCTCACCTTGCAAATCAGTCAATATCGTAAAAGCCAAATTAAGCGTCTCTAAAGCAGTTAAATTATCTTGGTAGGTCTTTGTACCTAATTTAGTTTTATTTGCCTCTAATAGCTTTATTTGCATCACACAGAGTAAATCTGCTATCTTGTATAAGGTTGATTGCCTAAAATCAGTCTTTGGAATCCTTTTATCAAGGTCAGCCTCTAAAACGGCTTTTAATGTATCACTTAACTCGGGTAACTTTTTCATCTGATAATATAAATTTCTTGTCTTGCGCTGGATTAATTAGGCTTATGATTTCTCTTAAAGCATCCACATAATACTGCGAAGATAGCTTATGGATTGGTAATTGTTCAAATAATTCTAAACTAAAAAGCCTTGCTTCTGAATGTTTAATAAATTCTTGTAGTGTCATTAATTATTAAAACCAAAATCATCAATACAACCCATTAAAAATTTAAGTATAGATTTTTCTTTATTAATATCTATTTTATTGTGATATATTCTTGATTCATCAAATCTATCTATTGAAAAATAAGAAATTTCTACATTAGGCTCTAAACCTAATTCTTCGTTAGTTTCTATACCAAGTTCGGTTATACATTTAAATAAATGAGCATATTTAAACTCTACTGCCCAACCACAAAGATTTCCACAAAATGGTTCAATAATAATTTGATGGTTTTTGTAATGATAAACTGATTCAATTAATTTTGCTTTCATAATTATAGGTTTTATAGTTTGATTAATAATACTTTGTTAAACATATCTTTTTTTACTGTATACCCAAGTTCTTCGTAAAGTTTAAGATACCGGTATACGGTTCTATTTGATACTTGAAGATATTTAGCTATTGTGTAAATGTTTCGTGATTTTTCTTGTAGTAGCTGCATCAATCGGATACACCTGTACATTTTATGCTGGTTCATAATTAAAAAGGTAATATTTTTGGTTTTTCAAATGTAACATAATTTCCCGCATAACTCTTTATTCCGTTTATTTCTTCGTAATAGCAGTTTTTCCACTTATCAAAGAATAAAGTAGCCTCGCCTATTTCTCCTATGCCTTTAGGCTTTGTTTTTTGTACTATAATCTTTACTTCGTTGCCTTGATAAGGGTTTCCATCTTTAGAAACTCCAAAAGGTGGTCTCCATACACAAATCATTTGCTCTCCCTTTCTAAAGGATGTTTCGCCACCATCTATAAATCGTGGGTCTGCTGGAGGGTAATATTTAATTCCTGTTGCATCATCTATAACCTTTGCCCCTGTTTCCCTTGCTATGTGCATAATAATTGTATGGTGGTAATTATATTCCCTTGCATACATTCTAATTTTACCTAAAACACGAGCCATATACATATCCCTTTGCTCTCCGTGTAAATCGTGCTTTACTTCGTTAAAAGGGTCTGTTGTAACTGTATTAAACTTTACTCCGTATTTCTCAACTGCTTCGTGAAAGTCATCTAAAGTTATATCTTTTACTCCTAAATCCATAATGTAAAAATATTGGCTAACTTCTAATCCGTACCTGTACATTTCTTGTTTAGTAAGTCTTTGTAGCTTATTACCATCCAAATCAAAGAATGGCTTACCTGCCCATTTATGTATAATCTCGGCAAATATTTCTGCTGGAGTTCCTGTTTCCGGACTAAAGATTAAATGTTTCCAACCTTTACTTTTTGATAAGTTAATTAAGCATTCCCACCAAAATTCCGATTTGCCTGATGCAGGAGTTCCGTAAATGTAACTTGTAGCACCTTTTTTAAAGGATATTAGCTTATCAACATCCTGAAAGCCTATCGTTTCGCCTTTAATTAATCCTGTATCATAAAGCGAATCTATTTCGCCTTGTACATCGCTATATTGTTTTATAAAGTCCATTAGAAAGTAGGTTGTTGTAAGTTTACAATTTTAACTTTATTTTCTGGTTTAAACCAATTAGTTACCATAGTATTTTTCCAATTTGTTACTGCTTTGCCTAATTTGTTATTCCAACCAAGAGAATCATAATAATAATAGGCTTGAATAGCAATATCTTTTTTATAACCTCTATTAATAAAATACTCTAATACTTCATCTTTAGTAGGAGGAATAAATTTAACATCAATACTATCAACTATAATATTTACTTTACTTTCTTTTACTTTACTTTCCTTTAATGGTTTTGTTTTGCTTTCGTTTAGGTTATGGTTTAGGTTATGGTTTAGGTTAATTTTAGGTTCTTCTTTTGTTGGTCTACCACCTTTTTTACCATTTACAATACCATTAAGCCTCTTTTTGTTCATTTCATCCATTCTATCATTTAGACTGTTTGAATAAAAATAACCATCACATTCTACAAATAATCCAACCTTTATAGCATCATTTATAAAATTTTGCAACTTTATAGCATCTACCTGGAGTATGGATGCAAGAAGGTCAATACTATCTTTGTTTGATTCAAATTTAAAATCGGTTGTTTCTCTTAAAGTTTCAATAATACCCCAAAATAAACCAATTCCTTCCCAGCCATAGATGTATTTAATCTTTAGCATTTTTATATCCCTCGAAGCCGAACTATCGTGCGAGAAATAATAAGCATCCTTTTTATGTGCCATAAATTTTAAAAAAAAGAAACCCATCGGTTGAGAGTTTCGACGGGTTTCAGGTTAATTAATAACCATTTGATAATATTTAACAAGCTCTCAACTTCTTATTAAATATCTTAATACATTGCAAATATAACTATTTTCTTCTTAATTTAAAGTATTTTTCTAATCTTAATGTTAGGGCAAATTTGCTTATTCCGTACTTATCAGCATAGTGTTGCATACTTAAGCCATTATCCAGGTAATCTGCTAAAAAGATAGGAAATATCTTATCTGCCTTAACCGTTACCTTTTTAATATGGTTATGCTTTGTTTTAACACCTCTTAACTTAAATACCTTTCTAATATGCCTTTCGGATATATTATACTTTTTACTTAAGTCTTGAATGGTTATGTTATTCGTTTGATAATCCTCTAAAAAATCCATCTCTTATAATTTTAAAATACTAACGCTACACATTAGTACTTGGGTGTTAATCTCTGCTAAAATTGTAAAACTTTCCCCTAATATTGTTCGCAGACACCTCTTATCTTTACCGCAAAAAGAACGCTTGTAGCGGCGGTAATATCTTTAATTAAAACGGTAAACTATTGTCTTCTTTAGGTGCTTCTTCTAACTTACCTACTCCCCAAACTACTTTACCATTTCCCATATAAGTTTTAGGTGCTTTAGCATCTCTTTCTTCTTTAGACTGGCTTAAAGTAATTGAAACATTGTTACCAAACTTATCGTTCTTGTCATCTACAATAATAGATAGGTTTAAATACTTCTCTTTGATTAATTTTGTTCTGTCGATTTTTGTTACATCAATAGATGCATTGATAATTGTTGCCATTTTATTTTTTTTTAAAGGGTTATAATTCTTGTTCCTAATTTTGCCTGTATCTCGGCATCGTAATTCTTAAGCCATTGTCGGCATTGTTCTACCTTGTCTATAATCTCTTGCTCTTTGTCTAAATCTCGTTTAAACTCGTAGCTTACCCAGCGTTCAAAGTCTTCTAAATGTGAATAGCTTACTTTGACACCGTAATTAGCAGCAGCAGGAGTATCGCCAAGATAATAGAATAGTGTAGCAAACTCTTTATTGCACAAAAACATATATCCCCTCAATTGCCATTCGTAATCAGTATTAAGTTCTAAAGCTGAATCAAGTAAAGTCTTTCTATTCCAACTACACTTGGTGTCAATAATAGAGTTCTCAAGGATTACATCAGGCGTTCCTACTAACCATTCATTAGCGTAAATATCTTCATTCTTATAGGCTTTAATACCACCGTATAAAACTTTAGATGCAAACTCTATTGCTTCGTTTTCTAATAAAATACCTTTGGTTAAATATTTAGAAGATAGTTCTTCCTTATCCCCAGCATACCACTCTTTAAGATAGGTTATGCAAGTTTGCGACAATTCGCCTGGCTTTTTTGACTTGCTCATTATTTTCCCTAATGAACTCGGTCTTGCTTTAAAGTATTTCATTTTGCAGTTAGTGCTTCAAAAGTTTCATCATTCATTGTATATCTCTCTTGAATAGCTTTTAGGTTCTTTGAATCCTTTAGGAATCCTGCTCTACACTTGTCAAACAATTCAGTACCTACTTTTAAAGTTGGCTTAAGTTTCTCTTCTACCATCTTAACTGCATCGTGCATATTCGTTGCATCAGCATCTTTAGTATCATCCAAAAGAAATAAACCTGATAATGCATACTTTCTTGCATATGAACTTGAACTTCCAAAAGACTGGCTAATATCCATACCCTTGCGGTTTGCGTCTATTCCAGCAGAAGCACAAACATTCCATTCAAAATCATCTTTGTCTATAAATTTGATTTTACTTTCACAATAGATTATTCCTCCTATTTCTTTAATACTATCCGATATTATCATATCGCATTCGTACTTAAGCAATAAAGGTTTAACTGCTTCCAATATATCTTCCGTAGAACGATACTTGTATTTCCCGAAGGAATTGAATTGATTTTTAGGTGCTTTTAGCTCCGATTGAATTTTTAATAGTGACATAGTTTTAAGTTTTGGTTTTTAAAGATACAATTTATTTTATTAAATTAAGGTAATTATTTTTAATTATTTGCTTCGAAATGTGATGCTCGTAATCGTTTGTAACTCTTTGTATTTCAGCTTCTTTAACTTTATTTATAAGATACATAGCCTGGACTGATTTGCAGTAATTTCTATCTTCTAAAGTTTGTCTATAAAGCCTTTTTAATTTATCCAGCTTACTTTCCTTCGGTGGATTATTTACGAATGTATGTACGGTTATAATACTCATTTCTCGTTGGTTATTTCTATTGTTTTAATATAATGTATACTATTTTTACTTACTTCTAATGCTAATTGTTCAATAGAATGCTTGTGTCCAATATAAATATTATCTCCATCATAATATACATTTACCCAAATGCTTACATTTTCTGTTTCCATAAATAGGTCAAAATTTGATTTATAATTTAATGAATAGACACCATCATTATACCAAGATATAAGGGAATTATCTACAACCCCAAATAAATTTGATGTTTCAGAATCAAACTGTGTTAATTGCTTTACCTTTTTACCATCTCTTGTGATAACTGGCTTTCCAGCTAAGGCTTCTTTTAAGTTAAAGTCTTTCATATTATCTCGGTCTACAAATGTTATAAATAGCACTACCTAAAGAAGATTGACAAGCCAAAACTGGCTGCTTTAGAATTGCTAAAATTAATTCCTCGTAATTCTCATTAATAAACTCTTCTACATCCTGTGTAAAGTAAATAGGATTCTCTGCCTGCTCCATAC